ATTTCTGGTCACCCCAAGCTTTCAGAGATTGTTGCGGTTTTGCTAAGCTACTCATTTATAACCACCACCCGCTGCTTTGTACTTCTTAGCTACAAGTTGAGCCTTACGAGCTGACCACTGACCTGCATTCGTACCGTGGGTTGCTGCAGACTTTACTTGGGACACAATCTTCTTGCGAAGACCGGGTTTTGTGTAATTGCCCGCAGCATTCACTTTACCACCTTCAGCGTACTGCGTGAAGTCAGTATCATCCCGGCGAGCTTTACGCTTTCCGTCGGGCATCTTAGATGGGTTGATTGCACCCATACCACGGGAAGCCATCATGATTATCCCTTAGCAGCTCATGCCACCGGACTTCATCGAAATCATTGTGCCTTTGGTTTTGCCTTTTACAGCACATCCATCAGCACGGCTAGAAGCAGAACCACCGCTCTTAAGCTTAGTCATGTTGGACTTTTTGCCACCATGCAACTGTGCTTCGTGCATACCGACAGCTTTCTTAGCCATTGCTTTGTCTTGCATCATATCGTTTTTCATAACACCACCTTTGTTAAAAAGATTCATGGACCCGTGGTCCGTTTTGGGTTTGTTAATGCCTTGTAAATCTGCGCGTGTATTAGGACCAAACTTCTGTCCTTTACTTGCAACAGAAAATTCTTTCGCCACATCTGTTGGAATACCAGCTTTCTTTGCAAACTTTGGGTTATGCGCTGCGGCATCCATGAACTTCTTTTGTTTAGCTGAGACGGCTGGCATTATCGAAACATCCTATCAACAACCCAAGTCAAAGCGCCACCAACAACACCACCAGCGCCACCAAAATACATTAACACTCTCCAGCCACCTTTAGCTTCGGAAAGAGTTTTTTGAATTTCAGCCAACGTGTTTTTGACCTGATCCATATCCTGAACGAGCTTGTCCATGTCCTGCTGCAAATGTTTAATCTCATTTGCGTGGGTAGCAAGTTCACGGGCGGTCTGCACGGATTCTTCCATTTAACACTTCCATCTCTTTAGACTCGCGGCTTTTCGTGTTGGACGACCTTTCTCGTCCTTCATTGGACCCGGCATACCAGACATACGTGCGCAGAAAGACTTCTTGCGTGGACCACCTTCGGGCTGTGGAGCCTTTAAGTTTGATCCAGTCGCAGCGTTGTACTTTGCACGACCTTTGGCAGTTAAACCCGCCCCCTTAGATACGGGAAGCTTCTCGCCACGCCCGACCGCCAGAGAGGGATTCTTCTTAGCCATAGAACACCGTTACAGCAGCGTTAGACAATGTGGCATGAACGTCCGTTTCAAACAACACGCCGTTAGCAGGGATCACCACGCTAAATGGCTCACCGTTTGCGGCTGTTGCAATAGACATTAACGTTGTTCCGCCAGATCCGCCGTCTTTTAAAACGACTGAACCAGCCGATGCAGAAGGTACAACAAGCAGCCCACGTACGCGAGTTCGTGCGGCATACGCCGTTCCAGTAGCCGCAACAATAGCGGTCATTACATCAGTTTGCATAATTAGCTCCTATAAACACAAAAGCCCACCAAAGTGGGTGAGCTAATTAAGACGGTGTAACAGCAGTTGTGCCGTCAGCGTTAACCCAAGTGCTAGTAGCCGTTGCACCAGTAGCAATCTTCAGTGTGCTAAGCGTTGTGTCAAACACGATTGTGCCAGCAGCTTTACCAACTGTGTTAACTGCGTTTGACGCGGCAGCAATCTGTACGCTTGTAGCTGTACGAATCTGAATGTAACCAGCGGTCGAATCGACGTTGCCGGTAACTGTGCCTGTAACGTTGCCAGTGACTGCGCCCGTAACAGCGCCGATGAATCCATTGGTCGAGGTAACTGGACCGGAAAAGGTAGTTGATGCCATGATAGGCTCCTGTATATGCAGTACTTCGTTTCACTGTCTCTGCATCGTCCGCTGGGGCGGTCAGTGAAACTGGGGGTTCCCAGATAATGTATTTATACGCTTTATTTAGTTATGGTGCAAGGAGTTTGTTGGACTTTTTTAAATTATCTTCCTGTGTAATTACACGCAGGTTCCACGGCACATGAAGCCCGCAGACTTCGTCACTAATTAATGGCACTATGTGATCGACTACATAGCGCTCACCTGTAATCTTAGTTAACTGCTGAGCTTGTAGATAAAGATTTCGCATTTCAAGTTTTTGTTCTGCCGTAACCCAAATGGGTGTGGCTGCACGGTGCCTGCGCTTACGAACGCTTACTAACGCCTTATACAACTCTGGGTTTTGTTCTTTGTATTTAGTTTTGTATTGTCGAGCCTCACTAGCAGGGCGGGCAGATGCTCTAGCCTTAACCATGTCCTTATTTTTTTCGTAATAGCGACGTCCTGCTTTCTTGGCAGCTTCGGACTTTGGTAATTTTTTACGGCGTTCATTGTCGATTACCCAATCTTCTTTGACGCACTCAACGCAAGACCCTTTGGTTTTACGTAGGGCTATATGCCCACGACTACATGCTTCCCCTGTGAAGTAATGTGTTGCGCCAGCAGCTTTTGCCTCACTACGTGTTTTTGGGTGTTCCATATCGGCTCCTTGGTTACGATACGGGGAATTATAACTTAATAAAAACCCCACCGCAAGGGTGGGGTCGAATCAACCGTAGAGGCTTGATTTATAAGGCTTAGGCACCAGCGGAGCCGTACATTCCGAGAGGGTCACTCCAGCCGAAGCTATAGCGCTCACGAGATTTATAACGAACGTTCCCTGTATCGAAATCCCCGTCCATCGACTGCGACAAAGGAGTACGAACAAAGTGCTTCATGCCGTTAGGCACATCAGTCGTCAAGAACCAAGCATTGGTGTCGGTCAGGAAGTTATTAACTGTGTAACCTTCCGAAATCGAACCGTTGTTCTTGATTGCGTTGATGTCGTTGTCAGCCGTACCAACACGCAATTCTGTTTCGAGCAAACGAGTTGCAACGAACTGAAGTGCAGGAGGAATGACCAACTTCTTAGGCTTAGCAGCGATCAACAGACCACGTTCATCGGTCCAAGCAGCGATTTGAATAACTGCGTTTTCCAACGAAGTTTCGTTCAAGTCTGCAGGGGTTCCGGGAATGTTGCTGTTAACGCCACCGCCAACCAATGGGTGTGATGCGCTAAACAGTGCAACTCCGTCACCGCCCGTGTAGGACGCTGAGAAGCCGTTGTTCAGAACAGCAGCAGCCTTGACTTGCTTGGTGTAAGCCATTGCGCGGGCGAGAGCCTTGGTATAACGAGCCGACAAAGAGTCGTACAGGTTATCTTCAATTGCTTCTTCCGTAAGGGAAAACCCTAGTGCGATGGTTTCATGGTTGTATCGAGCAGTCCAAGCTTCCTGAGCGTTGTCGTATGCAATTGCAGAACCTTCGTTCTTAACAGGTGCAGCCGAAAAGCCAGAAAGTTTGGTTTCTTCTTCGAACGAACGCTCAGAGGTCTCTGTTTCGTAGATCTCTTTGTGTTGCTCACCATAACGTGCGTACTCCAAACCGAACAATGCGTTCAGGCCGGGGAGCAGCTCTTTCAATAGTTGTGCGCGTGAAATAGCCATGATTTAGCTCCTTATACGCCGAGGGCGGTTTCGTATGCATGCATACCGAAGTTGAACTTTACGATCACTTCAGGATACAGCGTGTTGCCGCCAGAAATATAAGCGGTGTCAGGCACAACATCAACGATGCGGATGGTCAGCGTAGCTGTATCAGCAGTCGAATCAAGAAGTGCAACTTGTGAGTTACCAGCATTAGTGATTGTGGTGTTGTTTACGATTGTTGCGTTATTGCCAACAGAAGTAAATTGAACGCCGGTCACAACTGTTGTGCCAGAAACGACAGCAACTTGGAACAGTGCATCTGGATCATCACAAACATAAGCTGTAATGTAGCCAGTTGTTACTGTTGTGCCACCAACAAAGTTTTGTTGGAATTGCAGTTGACCAGTGCTGGGATTGATAAACTCACAACCAAGAAACACGCCAGCGAAGCCGCCAGTGGGTTTAGTAGTTGTAGCAGCTGATCGCTCAACAGTACCGTCAGTTGCACGAACAAGTAGATCACCGTAACCAATCGAAGTTGCATACGCGCTAGCAATACGCATCTTACGAGTGGAACCGGCAAACACCTGACCACCAATCAGATTGATTGGCTTAAAGCCATAAGGCTTTTCAATAGTGGGGTAAGCCATGTTTAACTCCGAAGATTAAATTTAAGAACCTTTACCAAAACTCGTTGCAGACTTGCTCTCTTTAAAGAGTGGCATCCGCGCATCGCTTTGGCGCATTAAGTGATTGTCTACAGCATCCGTTTGAGCTTGCGTTTGTTTTGCGTAATGTTCGTTACGCTGTCCAACAAACTCTTCAGGAGTCTTGCAAAGCAATAACCCGCCAATCTCAACGTTGTCTTTAAAACGACTATTGGGATCGACTAGCAGTTGAAATCTTGGTTGCTCTTCTATCTTTACAGGCTCCCAGCCCTCTCTGAGTTTGGCAGAAAGATTGCGTGGGTCAGCTTGGTTAAGCATAGAAACGCGGATCCAACGATAAGCAAACCCAGCCTGTTTGTCTGGCTCAGGGAGCAATTCCGCCGGTGCCCACTGCTTAGGGCGCTGTTGGGTTGCACGGGTTTCTAACTCACGGGTAATTCGATTTTCAGCCATTATTGGGCCTCCAGTTTAAGTGCTTCACGGGCGTACTGCTCAGGGGTCAAACCAAGTTTTTTGGCAATCTGGACTTGACTAGCCTTTAGCTTCACCTTGTTGGGTGAGGTGCTTCGAGTAGCCGGTGCTACAACAGTACTGGATTTTGTACGGGGTGTTTCCACCTTCGTTTCTACTTCGGTGCCTTCAAACTGCTCTGGGAACCGCCTGCGAATTGTCTTGTCCAATGTCGCGTAATAATCATCTGACCCAACTGTGACGCCGTTGCGCTTAAGCTTTTCATGTAAGCCTAAAGCCGCAGCGGTCATCTCTTCATCTTGTCCAAACCATGTATTGCGCTCTTGCCACGCCATAGCACGTTGGTCAGGACGAGGAGCCGCCTGTTGTGATACTTGTTGCTGTTGTACTGTATTTTCTTCACGTTGTAAAGGTGTCGGTTTAAAAGAGTTTGCCTGACCCAATTTTAAGGTCGCCATGCTAAGCGCTTGTTGCGCGTCTACTACTCTATCTGAGTCACCGGAGTCATAGGCGTCTTTGAAAGCTTTTTTAGCCATCTCAACTTCCATCTCCGCTGCGCCTTTTAGAGTAGACATGTACTCTTGTTCGCCAGCCGTGTATTGCTCTTTTAGCCGCTTGTTTTCTTCCGTAACACGGCGAGCGTAGTTAATAGCCTCTTGTTGTTCACGGTAAGCAGCTTCTTTAGCACGACGCTCGTCATGCCAAACTTTTTTCATCTGCTTAAGGCGGAGCTTAACTTTGTCGGAATATTCTTCCAACTCGTCTTGTTCTAGTTCTTCAACTACTTCCTTTGGCATCGGCTCACGGCCTTTATCCTCCGGTGGGGTATCGTCCTCGATTTCAATCTCAAACTTATCTTCTACGCTGCCGCCTTCTTTGGCTGTGTTTTCGACTTCATCGGGGAACTTAAATTCGTCTTTGTCCATGTTTAATCCTTATTTGCGCTTGATACCGCGTGGGTCATCTACGACGCCCTCGACCGTATCATCGTTAATCATGCGGAATTCACGCCCATGAATCACCAACCGGCTACCTGAATTGGGTCTGACCAACACAAAATCACCTTTCTGGCACCACGGACCTGATGGGAACTTACTTGAATCTTTGTAGCAATCCGGACCAAGATCAACCACAAACAACACTGTCGTAAGCACTTCTTCGTTGTGAATGGTTTGATCAGCCTTCACAATGCCACTGTCGTACTCTTTCTCGATCTCAGGGATAGCACACAGGATGTGATAGCCAGAAGGACGAGGTAACTGACTTGCTTTCTCTTCGGCGGTGGCCTCCGAGCTGTATACACCTACTACTTGCGGGTTACCGGGGTTTGAGCCGATAAGGATTTCACTCATCAGAGTTCTCCATTCGTTTTTTAAGGTCTAGGGTATAGCCCCGTGCAGTGAGAAGACCTTTAATCTCACCACACAGTCTTTTGTACTCTTCGAATGTATCGGCTTTACCTGAGCCTACATGGTCGAAGAGTTGTTTTACTTTTTCGTCAATTTCTTTAACAATTACTTCAAACGCATCCATCATTCACCTTTTGTCGGTTTGGACTGCTGTCTACGCACATTCTCGCGCTGGGTTTGTGCTTGGGTATAAATTTGCTCACGTTGTATAGAAGCTTTGCGTTTATCGTTCTCAGCCGCTAAGCCAATCTCGATGCCTTTGGTTGTTTGCTCTGATGCAAACCGCAGGCGGTCTTGTTCTGCTTTAGTGCCAATCTTCACACCTTCAATCTGTGCTTGGTTGTCCACACGCTCTTTCTCAATCTGCAGTTGAGCTTGTTTGAGTTGAGCATCTACCGCGTCCTTCTGCTTCTTACGCTCAAGTTCGCCAGACTTAATCTGCAGCTCAGCTTGTTGCATCTGAACCATCGGGTCTTGTGCGAGTTGTTGCGCTTGCTGTTGTGCAACTTCAGCTTGGTTATTCTGCAAGAGGCGTTGTGACGCCATAGCAAGCATAGGAGCAAGTCGCGCTTCAACTTCAGGGTTCATATGGATATCTTCACCAGACTCATCCTTCTGAGGTGGCAAGCTCATACCCAATTGCATCTCAATCTGCTTGCGATACTCAAACCCAAGATGCTCGTTGATATGCGCCATCATTGCAGCTTGTAACTGTTGAGCCATCGGGTTGTTTTGCAAGAGAGCCATAATCTTCGGATCCTGCATAGCAGACATGTGTACTGTGATATGCGCCTGATGGTCTTGGTATGCAAACGCTTTGACGGGTTTCATCATCAGCACGTTCTGGTTCTCACTGACTGGATCCATCGGCTTTTGATCCTCTTCCATTGGGATGAGTTTTTGTGCATCTTTAATACCCAATACATCTAACATCTGACGATGTAGTAGAGGCATGTTGTACATCTGAGGCGCTTGCATAGCTAACTGCAACACAGCTTGATACTGAACAATCTTCTGCGCCATTGTGCTGGCGTTCGGATCACTAACAGGAATTACATCTACATTAGAATAGTCACCACGCTTAGCCTTGCGGCTACCTTCATCTGGCTCGTAGCTATAGTCATCAGGTGTGTAGTCAGCGATGATCTTTTTCAGTAAGCCAAGCTCTTGCTTCATCGAGTAGTGAATACGCGCTTGAACTGCGCTCATCACTTTTAACGTACGCTCTAAGATTGCAAGTGTTGTACCTACAGGAGCCTGCGACGACATATCACTGATCTGTAGATCAGCGGTGTTAGCAAAGCGACGACCTTCTTCGATGATCTGGTTCATCAACCCTAGCAGAACCTGTGATGGCTCTTTGTAAGGCAACGGCAAAATATTGTCTTTCATCGTACCGCTTGGTACGTCTACATCTCTAAACTCACCCGGAGCTATTGGTGTGTCATCGCCCTTGACACGCATGCCACGAGTCTTAAACCCGCCCGGTAAATTAGATAAGGTACCGGCATCAACAAGCTGGCGAATAAGAGAAGTGCCAGACTTAGCAAAAGCACCAACAAGATGAATAAGCCCGAAATAGTAGAAGCCGAAACCAGGAACATAGCCGTAGTGAACGAGATGCTGTCGCTTCTGGTATGTGTCATCGTCTGGTTCCCAGTTGCGTCGAATGGCGAGGATTGTGTTGCTTCCCTTTTCGATTGTAACGATGTAAGGTAACGCAATCCCTGTAGGCTCACCCTCTTCTTCATGCTCGTATCCCCTTAGGTCAAGGTTAACCTGCATCTCAAGTAGCTTGTATCGCGCATCACTTGTTGCACGAAACCCTAACTTCTCGGCAATCTTCTTCTCTACTTCATCTAGCACGTTGTTTGGTTCGCCTAGATCAACGTCTCGGTAAAACCCTGCTACCTGCAATTTACGAAGTTCATTCTCAGTCTTACGCATGACGTGTGTTACACGCTCAGCAGACTCGATGTTAGACGCACCGTATGGCACCACAATATCTTCGGCAGGCACAAATAGAGATACTTGCCGCTCAAGACTCGGGTCGTAATACACTTTCTTAAACGCGTTGCCAGCAAGACCCAAGCCCCATAACATGCGCTCATGCTCAGGGCGGTATTCCCGCATCACGTCCATAAGCTGGTAGTTCATATCTTCTTGAACTCGCTGCGCAGCTTCTTTCTTTTGTGGTGTTTCTTTGCCAATAATTTGTGTCTTGACAGGCCCCGCTGCGGGGAACGTCGCCATCATGGTCTCAGACTGAAACTTAACTAGCGCTTCTGTCATTAACGGATGGTATACACCACACGCGCCGGGCCAAGGCTCCATACGCTCTTCAATCTTTAACCCAAGCAACTCAAGACCGTCAACATATGTCTGCATCCAGTCTTTGCGACTAGAGACGTCATCTTCATAGTCGCTTACTAACTCACTGGCAAGGGACTGAAGCTCACTCTCGTCCATGTCTTCAGCTAAGTTCTCACTAAAATCATCCTCGTCTTCACCCGACTCAATCTCTAGTATGGGCATACCGTCTATGCCAATAGTCACTGACTCCGGATCCTCGATCTCAATTTCTAGCTCAGGCTGCGCTTGGTTCATTTCATCCAACGCCTCTAACCCTTGCGGGGCTGCGTACAGTGCCTTGTCAATTGCCATAATCTGTCCTTAGTAATAAGATACTTTTTTGCGGTATTGATACAGACGGTCGTCATCAACCTCATCACTTGGCAACTTAATAAAGCCACCCTGTCTAAACCGCATTAGCGCTAAAGTTGTCGAGTCCACCAAGTCGTCGTTGGCCCCACTTGGAAAGTCATTACACTCTTCTATTACTTCTTTAGCCCATCTACGGTCAGGTGCCCATACTATGCCTGATGAGAATAAATCCGAAACTGCATTAACACGACTGATTTTATCCTGCCCCTTGCCCGGTGTGAACTCGCTCGCCGGAACCCCCATGCGCCGCATCTCTTGATACAGTGCAGCTCCATTAGACTTCTTTTCTACGAGAAAAGCATCAGGTTCCCACTCCCGGTACTCATCCATGACCATTTTCTTTAGGTCTGGAAACTCCATGCGCTTCTTTATAGCGTTAAGCAAGATAATGTTGTAATTGTTTGTTTCTTCGTTAAAGAACACACCCCAAGTGGTCAGAGCGTTAAAGTCAGCTCTATTATTAGTCTCTTGGGCGGCGTCTAGCGCCATGATCGTAAACTCGCAGTTAGGTGGGTCTTCTTTATCCCAAATATTCCACCACTCCCTCTTTATTAGCGCACCTTCCTCGGAAGTAGGTTGTTGCATGTACTGAGCGTTCCAGTAGCGCACGTCCAAGGCGGCTTTCTTTGAGAGCAATTCTTGCAGAGGCCAGAACTCGGGCCAGAGGGGTTCGCCGTCGTCTTTGATTGCCGGAAATTCCACCACTTCCCACCGATCCACGTCTTCATGTCGGTCCATCTGTGTAATTATCTGTCCAGTCAGGTCGAGTTTCGACCATCGCGTCATAACAACAATAATAGCGCCACCGGGCATAAGACGCTGAAGAGGACCAGACTGAAACCACTCCCAAGCAGGAAGAAACACATCGGATCTCCCCGTCTTAGCTTCCTGTTCCGAATGAGGGTCGTCAATAATAAATAGGTCAGCACCGCGCCCAGCAAGAGCACCCCCGACACCGATAGCAAAGTATTCGCCATTAAAATTAGTACCCCATCGTGATGCTGATTTTGAGTCAGCTTGCAGCTCTATTTGCGGAAAAACGTCTCTATAAGCTTCAGAACCAACCAAATTTCGCACTCGACGACCGAAATTAACAGCAAGGTCCGCTGTATGCGAAGCCATGATAATTTTCTTTTGAGGGTATTTGCCCAAGAACCATGCAGGTGCAAGGTATGAGATAAGCTCTGACTTGCCATGTCGAGGCGCAATATTAACAATAACCCTTTTCTTCTTTCCTGCAGCGATATCTTCGAAGATCTGAGCCAGACGTAGATGGTGTGGGCCAACTTTATACCCCGGATAGACGTGTTTAACAAAGTCCAAGAACGAATCCTTGGCTAAACCTTGCATCATCTGCTGCTGATACTGCTTAAGTAGCTCTGCGGTGCGTCTTTTCTGCTTATCTGGCATGGTTGGGAGTGCCAACCGCAGTTTCATGAGGTCTTCAGGGGTTAGGGAAGACATCAAACTCACTCTTTTCTGTCGCCAAACACAATTTCGCGGGCTTCGACGTCAATTACCTTAGCTTCGATGCTAGATAACGTCTCAAGTAGCTCTTTCTCTACCTCTTCGATGGGCTGCACCTTAACTGTCACTTCGCTGCGCTTCTTAAATGCGTCTACACCATCAATTTCACCCAGTTTAGATAGGGCGGCTACGCGTGTTTTGGCATCTCGGGCGTTCTCTACCTCTGCAATTAGCTTGTTAACCACATACATCTTCAAGTCTGCAAGGTCTTCTACCACCGATACGTTCATCTGCGAGACCATTCCAGCAAGAAAGGCAAGCGTTTCGTTTGGGTACTTAGCAAAGTCGGGGCGGTACTTCGGATTCTCGATCATTTCACGCGCTAGATGCTCAGCTTCATCAGCGTTTTCTTGGCTTGGCGTGAGAGGTTGACCAGTTAAGTCAGACATTAGTTTGACAACATTAGCCCGCATCGTAAGTTCTTGCGCGGGCGTAAGTTCTGGGAACGCTTCTGCAGCGTTCTGTGGAAGAGGAATGTTCTCTTCGATGCTCGGTACGATTGGGTTCATGTCTGCTATTTGTGATGCAGTTGCGCCAGTATAGCTTTATTAGACAAAAATGCAAGCAAGTTGTAAGGGGTCACATAAAGCAGTGTCGAAATCGGATCGGCGAAGAGTGCAGGTGCCTGCCAAGGTACCCATAGTTCCATGCCACAGGGCGCTAACCCCTGTCCCCCCTACAGAAAAATTATGCCACATAACTACAGACATAAATACTTGTTTGGGATGTGGCTATGATAGAGGTATATATTAAGATTGACTTAGTAAAGTTAGCGAAATTTTTTATAAAATATTTTTTAGGCTAGGCTTTGTTTTTGGCATGGGGGGGTATTACCAAACCCGGGTTTTGTAGCTTTGCAAGATTTGGAAAAATGCAAGATGGTTTGTGTATATCTTAGAGTAATGCGGCGCGGATGGAACCAGATCGCAATTTGGGGGGTGGGGGGTCGTTATAGCCCCCCTGAAACTTTACTTATGGGGTAGACATCAGGTATAAGTATTGTATGCCAAGCAATAACGCTTGGTGACTTAGGAGATAGATATGGTTAACGCATTGAAGCGGTTCGCATTGAAGTGGTTCAGCCCTTACACAACGATGTACATCGGATTAGATGGCGAGGTTACCGAAGTCCACTACTCTTGGACATACCAAGATGCGTTGGAGTGGACGGGCTGTAGTTTGAAGGAAGAGCAAGTCGAGGTCTACAAATACCACAACCAAGTGGCATGGCGTAGTGAGCAGTACTAACCAACCGGGGGCAACCGCCCCCCATAACCTAGGGAGATGTACCATGCATTACGAAATCAAGTATGACACATCCGATGTGTCAGCGGCGCAGTTGAAAGCAATCAAGGACTGCAAGGAGTGGTTAGGTGCAAAGCAGTTCAACAAAGTCGTGAGCATCCTGAAGCAGGATGAGGGTCGCACATCCAAGCAACTAGTGTTGTTCGGGTTAAGTCTTCAAGGTATCGAAGGATACCCTGCTGAAGTAATGATTGAGTTGTACCACAGCAAGTAACCAAACGGGGCGGTGACAGCGCCCCATCACAGGAGATAGATATGAAAGTAGCAATGCAGTTGCGCTTGAACTTTGATCAGCGCATGGTGTACGACCAGACTAACAAGTCAGTATGTGCCGGAGATGTAGTCCACTTGCAGAACCGCCCGTACTATATAGATGAGGTGATGCTTCAGGAAGAGTGTGTGGTTCTAGTCAGCATGGATGAGCGTCAGCTACATCGTGAAGTGCCAGCTTGGAAGATCAGGGCATATGTGAACTAGATTAGATTGGGAGCTTCGGCTCCCTTTTTTTGCGCCCGAACATTTGATACCAGTTCTTTTTGTCGCGCGCGTGTAGTGGGCGTTTTGGCGTGGTCGTGCCAAGCGCACTAAATAGCGTTTCACCATACCCTGAAACTTTACTTATGAGTCTTGTATGGGCTATAAGTATTCTATCGGACGCAACACTATTCGGTGTTTCGGTATCGATACTTATCTTTATAGGTGATTATTATGTCTAAAGCAATCAAAGCAGTTAACCAGATCAACGCTGATACAACCCCATCGTCTTTGAAAGACGCCGCATACCGTCAGGCTAAGACTGAGGACGCAACACGCAGTCTGGCTAAGTATGTAATGAATAAAGTCCCGTCATTCCCTGAGAGTATCTCAGATGAGGCGAAAGACGAAATCTACTCAGGTTATCAAATGCGGTTCTCTGAAAACAACCCCGATACTGAGTATGTTGTGGTAGGTGGGAACTATGTCAAAGCGGAAGATCTTGCAGAGATCCCTGAGAAAGCCGAACGCATCAAGGTTGGCGTTGGCTATGTAATGAGTTTCACCCAACAGGCTTTTGGTGCAATGGCTAACGCTAAATCACCTAGTTATAACCCCGCTCTGCACGGTCTTATTAAGACCTTGCGGGATAAGATCAGCAAGTACTGTTCCAATACCTACAAGAAATTGGTCAAGGTAGTACTTGAGATCCAAAACGAGGGTAAGCCTCGCACCAGAACTCAGGCTGATGCGTTCAGTACCTACCTAGACAAGACCTTCGACACTATGCAGAAACGCTGTAGGACTGCTAAGACTCAGAGGGGTGACGAAACCGCAAACCTTGAGCGGTTCACCAAGGCTAAGGTAGCGTTCCTCGCAGTCTGGAACCATGCCGAGTAAGTAGTACTTAACCCGCAGGGCTTCGGCTCTGCGGGTTTTTTTTTCGCCCCCTGCTTTTGAAACCAGTTATGTAGTGCGCGCGTGTGCTATGAGTGTGTTAACTGAGCCATCAGGTCGCGCTCAGTACAGACCCAGCAAATGATGCCAGTTCTTTTTGTCGCGT